TGTAAAATGGGCGAAATATTGTTGAAATTGTGTGATTTTTGGGTAAAAATTAGGTTAAAATGGGCACCAAACCTTACATGCCATGTTAGAAAACCTCACATGAGATGTTAGAAAATGGATGTTCTAAAAATAGTTCGTCAAACTTATTGCTTTTTTGTGCTCACATTTTGGGTAAAAATGGGGTGTTTTTGGGGTAAAAATGGGGTGTTTTTGGGGTAAAAATGGGCTATTTGTGAGCACGTATATTAATAAGTTTGACGAGCTCTTTCGAATTAATGCTTTTTTGTGCTCACAAATGGGTAAAAATGGGCTATTTTGGGGGTTTTTTGGGGTAAAATCGTTGAATTTTGGGTATTTTTTAGTTTTATTTCAATAACTTTTTAATATGAAATTAGCATAAAAAATATGCTAAAATTAAAAAAAAAAGTTTCTGGACAATTACAAAAAAAATCACAATTATTAGAAAACTATTAGAAAAAAGGAGAAAGTCATGTTAGATACACTAAATAGAGAAACAATCATGCAAAAACGTATAAAAATATACGATGAGTATAGATACAAAGAAATTGCTCATTTAAATCCCTATTATCCATGTAGGATATTTGCAATGGATAGACGAGATGGTTCATTTTTGAAAAACTGGGAGATTAATATAATTTGTAGATTCATGTTATATTACATTACAGAGTCTGTATTATCTATAAGCGAAATAATGTTTAGATTAGGAACAGATGTAGTAGAAAATTTTCAACAATTATACGATATGTTTGATAAACTACATATCGATACAAAAAATATTACAAGAACTGATAGAACTGTAATGTATATTTATTGTAACGCTGATTACAATTTTGAAACAACTAAAGAAATAATGATTCGTACTCACTTCTCAAAAGAAGGACTAGACGATGTTATTAATCATGCTTTAGAAGTTTTTGGTGTAGATGGTCTTATCTGGCATGAAGATATTAACAAATTCGTATACGATAATTATATTATACATTATCAAAAGTACGACCAAGGAAGGAATGCCGATATATATGAACTACAACAGATGGTCGATACTAATTCGCAATTAGGAGATAATAGTCGTTTCTATATAAAAAATCTTGTATTTAAAGGGGTAGAAGAACGACAAGGCACTAATTTTATTCTTGAGAATTATTATGACACATTTGAAAGAAAAGCAACACAATATGGAGGATATCAAATCATGAGAGAATCATTACAACGAAACGAAGACGAAATCAAAGTAGAGGATGTACAATGGCTTGTAGACCATGAATGGGCGTTAGACCTTATTCAACGAGAAATGGGGTTCAGTAGTCGCTATGCTCTTAAACGATATCTTGATAAATACAATATTGATTACAGTAAATGCAAGAAACGTCCTGGACGTCCTAGAGGAACATTCAAGAATGGTTCGGCTCGTAATCAAATCTATGAAGATTTTACTAAAGGATTAGTCTCTGATACTATTTACGACAAATACAAAGACAAGTATAGTAAACGTAGTATCGACCGTATTTATGTAGAGTGGAAAGAAGATCAGAAAACACTTTTTGACTAAAACCGCACATATTTTTGCCTTTTCCACTTCTCTAATAGAGAGGAAATAGGAATTTGCCCTATTTCATTCTTTAGAGTAGGTGAAGTCTCACTACTCGTTTCATTTTTTTATCATAATATATTATGACAAACAATCTAAAAATCTGCTAAAATACAAGATTCTACAGTTAGACGCGTCAGAATACGTCTCAGAAGCCATAGAATAGCGTATATTCAACGTTAGGGTATATCGCGCACAATTATACCAGAAACGCGTAAAACGGCTTATACGGGCTCTCAGAGCCTCTCAGAGGTATTCTAAAATAGCTGTATTTTTACGTATTTTTAGAAAGGAATTCCTGAAAATGAAAGATTACTACACACCTCAAGAGCTAGCCGAGGTTAGTGAAGAATCACAAGACATTCTTATGCATATTGGTACGGCAACGTCAGGACGATATCCTAAAGGTTCTGGTAAGAATCCATATCAACATATGTCACCTGGTGACCTAGAATGGATTCAACGACACCAACGTCGTCTTAAAGAATTTAAGGCTCAAGGTCTTGACAGTAACGAAGTGTATAAGAAAATTGCAGACCTTGAAGGTATGTCCGTCAATGCATTACGTAGTAAAATCAATATTATGCGTGAACAACAACGCCAATACAATACTGAACTTGCTAAAAACATGTTTGCAGATGGACGTCCTGTAAGGGAAATTATGGAGAAGACTGGTTGGTCTGAAACAAGTGTTCGTAAGGCTCTTAATCAAGAAACCCTTAAAGAACGTGCAGACCGTATCACAACACAAGAACTTGTAGCTAGACTCAAAGAGTCTGTAGCTCAAACAGGATATCTTGATGTCGGTGAAGGTGTTGAAGCACAACTAGGTGTATCTGAAGACCGTCTTAAGTCTGCTCGTCGTGCATTGGTAGATACTGGTGAGTACGCATTCTACAAGATTAACGTACCAAACGCCACTAATCCAATGAACAAACCTCAAACTGCTGTGCTTACTACTGCAGATAAGACAATTAAAGATGTCTATGACAACAAGGATAAGATTCGTTCTACTAAATATCGTGCAGATAGTGCTGGAACAACAAATATCCAAAAACTACAAGATGTAACTAGTATTCCATGGAACCGTCTACAAATTAAGTATGCTATTCCAGAAGGTGAGAAAGGTCACGGTACTAATAAGGATGGAGAAACACAAGATGGTGTTATGTATATTCGTCCTGGCTCAAAAGATATCAACTTAGGAGGCAAGAAGTATGCCCAAGTTCGTATCGCTGTAGGTGACACTCACTATCTAAAAGGTATGGCTATTTATGGAGACAATAAGATGTTTCCAGACGGTGTCGATGTTATATTTAACACGAACAAGAAGAAAGGTACGCCTAAAGAGGATGTACTTAAACCATTGAACCTTATTGATGGTAAGATTAATCAAGACGACCCATTCTCTGCCGCAGTTAAACGACAACCACCTCTTCTAGATAAGAAAGGTAATCCTGTTGTCGATAAAGTTGCAACCGCTGCTGAAGAGAAACGTATTGGTCATAAGCTAACAACTCCTATCTACAAGGTCGGCAAGGTTAATATTGTCAACGAAGAAGGAGATTGGAATGATTGGTCTAAGACATTATCATCTCAGTTCCTGGCTAAACAGCCTCGTCCTGTTGTTCGTGAACGTCTACGTGCTACATTAAAAGAACACGATACAGACTACGATGAGATCATGAAAGTGGATAATCCTATAGTTAAACGTAAACTATTAGAGGATTATATTCAAACTACTGAGTCTAAGGCTGTACATATTAAAGCCTCAGCTCCTGCTGGTTTCCGTGGTCATGTATTGTTACCAGTTCCTAACATGAAAGAGAACGAAGTATTCGCTCCTCGTTATGAAGATGGTACTCGTGTTATCTTGGTACGTTATCCACACGCTGGTCGCTTCGAAATCCCTGAGCTTATTGTAAACAACAAAGGCCCAGGTAAGAAACTTATTGGTGGTGATTCTCCTGATGCTATTGGTATTCATCCAAAGGTAGCTGGTAAACTATCAGGTGCCGACTTCGATGGTGACGTAGCATATGTTATCCCAAACAATGAAGGTAAGTATAAGTCTGCTCCTATGCTCAAGGAGTTGAAAGGGTTTGACCCCAAGAAGTATAAAGATCCAGAAGGTTCCTTCAAACCTATCAGTAAAGAGTATCAACAGAAACAAATGGGTATTGTATCTAATCTTATTACTGATATGACTTTGCGTGGTGCATCCAATGAAGAGTTAGCTCGAGCAACAAAACATTCAATGGTTGTTATCGATGCATATAAACATAAGCTTAACTACAAGCGTAGTGAAAAAGAAAACCGTATCCCTGAATTGCGTAAAGCATACATGGAACACGTAGATAGAATTGATTACGATAAACTTTCTTATTACGATAAACGTACAAGAAAAGAATTAAAAGTAACCGATTTAAATAAATTAAATAAAGATAAAGATGGTATATCTTTAGGTGCATCTTCTGTATTATCTCGTAGAAAACAAACAGTAAAAGTTGGTGGAGAGAATGTAGAAATCATTGACAAGAATGGTAAGAAGAAGGTCGTCAACCGTGGTGGCATCGACGTACCTATCACCTCTGTCATCAAGGATGCTTCAGTCTATCTCGGACCGAAGGCTGCTCCTGTAGAAAAAGAATATGTAGATTATATTAATAATCTTAAAGCAAGACAAGCTAAAGCAGAGAATGAACTCGCATCTATTAAGACTCCGAAGAAGAGTCCTGTTGCTGCTAAGATCTATACAGACGAAGTTAACTCTCTCAACGAGAAGGTCAAGCTAGCCAAGCTTAATAAACCTAGAGAAAGACAAGCACAGATTCTAGCTAACTCTAACATCCAACGTGAACTGGATAGAGCTACAGCAAATGGAGAAGAATTATCAAAGGCTGATGTTAAGAAGCTTAGAGCTAAAGCAATTACTGCAGCCAGAGAAGAAGTAGGTGCACACAGAAATCCTGTTAAGATTACTGATATTGAGTGGGATGCAATACAAGCTAATGCTATCTCTACTACTAAGCTACAGGAACTCATCAAGTACATGGACAGTGACCAACTCAAGAGCTTGGCTACACCACGTCCTACTACTACACTCTCTAAAGCTAGGGCTGATAGAGCGGCTGCTATGATAGCGAATGGTCACACCTATGCTGAGGTTGCTAAGCAGCTTGGTGTTAGTACCTCTACTATCAACCGCTATGTCAAGGAGTCCTAGTCACTACAGTCTAGTACACACTATACTACTACACTGTACCACTACTACTACACTAAGGAAGGAGCACGCAGTCATGGCACTGACTACTAGTGACAACCCCTACTCACCACTAGACCAGTACGAACAGTGGGTAGAGTGGGATCACGAGCATGGCTACTACCTCGACCGCTACCTCGCTCGCATCTACGACACCAAGCTAGGTGCACAACCATGGTTGAACGACGACGAGGCATGGGCACTGGCAGAGGCAGAGGTCCTAGAGCACAACATCTGGGGTAACATTGTGTACGTTCCATCACCTCCAGAGGATGATGAACCACAACAAGAGCTACAATACGATGCAGATGGTGACCTCATCTATACAGATGATTAATCATCAACCCAGACCATAGGGGGGGTCAAAAAATCAACCACCCTCCCGTCATCGTCCGGGCTCTCGAAAATTTCCCCGTTGCAAAAATTTGAAAACTGATTTTAGGTCTATACCTATTTCAGTCATGCACACTAGCCATATTTACAGGTCTAAACACACTATGTAAGCAATACTGTGTTAAAAAACAATGCGGGTTTCATCCTTTCTCCGTACGTTTCATTCCTTCTGAGTTAAATTTGGGTTTTATTATGCTGGTTCTATGTCGTTGGTACGGCTAGTGTGTGTGGTTGAGATAGGTATGTCTCAAAAACTATACTAAAAGTAAGGAGAAACCCATGTATAATCACTATAAAGTGATTGCACCAGCAGGTGTAATTGTACGTAAAGCACCAGTAGACGACACAACAAGTGAGGATGTACTTCCTGAAGGTACACAGTTCAAAGGTCGTGAAACTGCTGATGGTAAATTCATCGAACTCCTACAGGGTGGCTTTGTTGCTAACTCAGAATTCTCTGTAGAACAAGTCTATCTTGCAAGCAAGGAAGCTGACGCTGAATAGGAGCTAGAGTATGGATGAAACACTACAACCAAAATTCCAGGGACGGACCCCTGAACAATATGACAAGAAGATGCAAGCACTCGCAATGCAAGTATCCGAAGAGCGTCTCCGTAATGGTGAAGCCAGTTCAGCCGAAATTGTGTTTTGGTTAAATCGTGCTTCCCCTACTAATCAACTAAAAGAAGAAAACTTAAGACTACAGAACGAAATGCTCCAGGCTAAAACTGAAGCTATCAACTCTGAACGTAAGTCTAACGAGGCGTACACGGAGGCAATGCGTGCTTTCGCTGGATATTTACCCTCACACGACAAGGAAGAAGGAGACGATTGGCTTGAAGGAGAATTCATGGAAGGTTAGGTCAGCAGAACTAGCCCTCAACAAGGAAGACTGGAATGCTAGACTAGAATATCTAATACTATTAGATGGTAATGCTACTTCTCCACGTCACATGTCAAATCGTTTCTACAAGTCGCGTGAATGGATGCGCGTGCGAGATGAAGTCATCGAACGAGATTTAGGTTGCGACCTTGGTATCTTAGGATTACCAATCGAAGGGCCTATTATCGTTCACCATATTAACCCTTTATACGAGGAGGATATCGAGAATTGGAATGTCGAGAAACTCTTCGATAAAGACAACCTAATCTGTTGTTCTATTGCGACACACAACACAATCCATTATGGTAAACCCAAAGAGGAAGAGTATGTCGAAAGAACACCAGGCGATACAATTCTATGGGGTAATTAAATGTCATCTATTTTACAAGATGTTGTCGAACGAGCCCCATCGTTGACAAAAGATTTGGTTGTTGATGGTCAGTACGTCTTCTCTGTCGAGTCACTAATCTCAACTGCGTTCCTTACACTCAAACAAAATGGTTTGGTAATGGAACAACCTGAGTGGACTGGTGATTGGGACAAAGACGTCAAAATGGAATGGGAAGATGTCGACAATGAAAATCTATTGGAAACAGGTAAACAGTATGTTGTCCAATATATTATGTTGATGTTTGACCCACCGCCATCACAACAACAATCAATCTTAGAAAAATCGCTTGAGCATTTACTATGGAGGATTAGAATGGAGGTGGAGAATGGTGGAAACTAACTCTATCAACGAAGTCCTCATTTCTGCTCAACAACAATCTCAGGAAGACCTTCTACATTATGGTATCCTGGGTATGAAATGGGGTAGACGTAAAGGTCGCTTTAGTGGTTCTTCAGGAGCAATGCGTAATCCTAAAACGGGTGGTATTCTACGTAAGTTCCGTAAGAAAGACCCTAACGACCAAATCGCCGCACAGCAACACCAAGACCCTCGTCGTAAACGTAATGTTAAGAAAGTTAACGACCGAATGCGTGAAGACCAGTTTATTTACGAGTACGAGCATCGTGACCGTATGAGTACGAGAGCGATTAAAGCTCGTAACGAACGTATTAAAGCTGAACGTGAATTCGAGTCTTTGGTATATTCTCCACAACGAGAACGTGCAAAAGCTGAACAAGCTAAGAAAGAGCGTCGTAAGAAAATTCTTACAACTGCTGCTCTTGTTGGTATGGAAGTCGCAGCCGATTATGGTTTGGAAAAGATGTTCTATCGTAATGGCGTTAGACCTGAAGCCTACGGTGTTTCATACGATAAGGATGCCAAGTCATACAGTGGTAATCCTAAGAACATCAAACGTTACAAACAAGACAGAGACGTGTATGAAAGTCTTAAATCTACTAACGATATGCTTAAAGGCGCTGCTAAATTCTATAGCGACTTCAACAAGAAAGCCAATGGTAATTAACGGAGTAACTTATGTTATCTAATACTATGGTCCCGAAATATTATGGTGAGTTTCGCGACTCAGTTTTAAGAGGCGAGACTAGAGTATGCGAGAACATCTCACTCCAAATGAACAGGATTGATGATGACATCGCTAATCCTGAGTATTTCTACGACCCAAATGCCATTGATGGATATGTACGTTTCTGCGAAGCTGAACTAACTCTAACTGATGGTACCGATTTGACCCTTCTCCCTACATTTAAGATGTGGGCTGAAGATTTATTGTCATGGTACTACTATTCGGAGGAAGACACAATCGACCCAGCTACTGGTCGTCGAATTACAGTTCGTAAGAAGCGACGTCTTCGTAATAAACAGTATTTGATTATCGCACGTGGTAATTCAAAATCACTTTACGAGACAACTATCCAAGCATATGGTCTATTAACAGATACAAAGACAACACAACAAATCACAACGGCTCCAACAATGGCTCAAGCGGAAGAGGTTATGATGCCTTTCTCAACAGCTATTGCGAAGTCTCGTGGCCCGTTGTTCTCTGTATTGACTGATGGTTCTAACAAGTCACGCTCACAGTATACACAAGCTAAATTAGCTTCAACTAAGAAAGGTATTGAGAACAAGATTACCAATTCGTATGTGGAGATTCGTCCAATGCGTATTGATAAACTACAAGGTTCTCGTGCCAAGTATTGTACTGTCGATGAGTGGCTATCTGGTGACGTTAAGGAGGACGTTATCGGTGCACTAGAACAATCAGCAGCCAAGGGTGGTGTAGATGATTACATTATCCTGGCAGTATCCTCTGAGGGTACCGTTCGTGACTCCGTAGGTGACTCAATCAAAATGGAATTATTGAAAATCCTACGAGGAGAATACGAAGACCCTCATACATCAATCTGGTATTATCGTCTAGATGACTTGAACGAAGTGAACGACCCTTCTGCCTGGATTAAAGCCAGTCCTAATATCGGAGTAACTGTATCCTACGACGCCTACATGCGTGACGTTAAACGTGCCGAAGCCAACCCTGCTACAAGGAATGATATTCTTGCTAAGCGTTTTGGTATTCCCGTTGAAGGTTACACTTACTTCTTTACTTACGATGAGATCCAAAAACACGCTTATCAGAACTATGATAAGTTACCATGTTCTATGGGTATGGATGCATCGCAAGGGGACGACTTCTGGGCATTTACTTGGGTATTTCCTTTGGGTGGAGAGAGGTTCGGTATAAAGACAAGGTCTTACGTATCAGAGTCTAAGTATCGTAAACTCCCTTCCGCAACAAGATACAAATACGACGAATTACAACAAGAGGGTACTCTGGTAATTATGCCTGGTTCCCTCTTGAATTGGGTGGCAGTATACGAAGATGTTCGTGATTACATTCATGAGCATGACTGGGCTGTTCTGTCATTCGGGTTTGACCCTTACAACGCTGGAGCTTTCGTTGACCGCTGGTGCATGGAAAACGGTGAGTATGGTGTTGAAACAGTACGACAAGGTGTTAAAACTGAGTCTGTACCTTTGGGTGAAATCAAAGCACTTGCAGAGGCTCGTATGTTGATATTCGACGAAGAGCTGATGAAATTCGCCATGGGTAATTCTGTAGCATTACAGGATAACAATGGTAACTACAAATTAGATAAGCGTCGCTCTGATGAGAAAATCGATAACGTGGCTGCTCTTATGGATGCCTGGGTTGCGATGACTCGTAATAGAGAGATGTTTATGTAGAAAGGTGAACATATGTCGACTTTGCTACATTCGTACAAAACGTACGAGTCTGCGAACGCGATGGGTAATGGTAGTTTCACAGTCGAACCTGGTTCCAATTGGCAATCGATTTCGACATATCATTCTCCTTCGTACATCCAATCAATGAACACCTCTTATGGTAGTGATTTGATTAAATCTATTATCAACCGTATTGCTATTGATGCATCTACAGTTGAGTTCAAACACTTGAAGATTGACGCACTTACAAAAAATCAAAATGAAATTAAATCTGGTTTGATTGATTGTCTTACTTACAAGGCGAACATTGACCAAACTGGACGAGCGTTCATTATTGATTTGGTGTGGTCTCTACTAGATGAAGGTGTTATCGCTATCGTCCCAACCGTTACCGATAAAGTCATGGATGGTGAAAAGACTTTCGATGTTGAGTCGGTTCGTGTCGGTAAAATCACACAATGGTTTACCGACTGCGTCAAGGTGCGATATTACAACGAAGACACTGGATTGGAATTCGAACAATCTCTCAAGAAAGAAGATATAGCTATTATCGAGTCTCCCCTTAGTGGTATTCTACAAGATAGCAACCAAACTCTTCAACTCTTAAAACAGAAGATTAACTTGATGAATTCTGAGGACAGAAATGCCGCGGCTGGTAAGATTAATGGTTTTATCCAATTTCCTTACCAGACAAACTCTGACTATCATCAGAAACAAGCGGATAGACGTCGTAAACAGTTGGAAGCTGAGATGAGTAAATCTACTTATGGATTGGCTACATTGGATAATAATGAGAAATTCATTCCAACTGGTGGTAACATACAGAACAATACTCTTGAGGATATTAATAAACTTAAGCAAGATTTCTACAACCAAATTGGTATCACTGAGAACATTATCAATGGTACTCAATCTGGGGCAGAGCTTAACCTTTATTACAACCGAGTAATTGATCCAATTCTACAAGCTATTGTGGATGCAGTCAATGTTGCTTTTATTAGCAAAACAGCTCGTACTCAAGGACAAATTGTTCAGTTCTATCGTGACCCATTTAAGATTCTTCCTATTGAACAACTTGCCAATACTGCAGACTTGTTCTCTCGTAATGCGATTCTTACACCTAATGAGATTCGTCAATTCATTGGTAAAGAACCTCACCCTAATCCATTGGCTGACCAGCTTTACAACCGTAATATTGCGGACGGTAATCAAATGGGTGGTATTGCAACTGCTGGACAAGAAGCTGATACTGGTATGGGTGAAGATGACCCTAGTCAGTATGTCTATCAAGATGAGAATGGTAACTTTGTAGACTATCAAGGTAATCCTGTTGATGAAGCAGGTAATCCTATTAGGAGGTAATAATGGAGAAACAAGAATGGTCAGTAAGAGATATTGACCCT